CTTGCCGCGCCAGTGTTGTTGACCATCATAGCAGATAAACCCTTATCTGCCAAGATAGAGTTCGTAAACTCCCAACTGCCAGTTATCTGCTCATTCTGGCTGTACTCCGTCATATTGTCCAGAATGTTACTCTGGGCATTATCAGTATCGCGGACAATGCCCGTTATATTGAATGTACGCCCTGGAGGTCCAACAGGATACGTGCCGCTATAGACATCTGTCGGATCTGGCAGCGGGAGACCTTTTCTAGTTGTGGCTCTCATGCAACATTACTCCAATCAGCGTTACCAAGATTCTGCCAGTCCTTTTCATTTGTTGTGATATCCGTGGCAAGAGTATACCAGTCAGCCTCTGTCTGGACAATATTCCAACCAAGATGCGCTGGCTTCGCAGCATTTATCGCAGCATCCAGATTGCTGAGTACCTGTGGCGGGGTAACACCAGCAACAGGAGCGATTATACGTAGCGTGAAAGTATAGGTAGGAATATTCGGGATAATAACAGCATCGGTTACAAACTGCTCAGCAACACTCTCCATAAACTGAACAGTCGGACTAACCCCCCGCTGCTGCATCCTCTGGATAAGATAACCACGTCTGTAAGCATCTGAGATACTGGTATCGGTAGGTATGCCAAGCATATCCTCCCACCAGCTCAAATAAGGATCTGTCGTCTCGCGCGCCAGCCACATCGCGAGAACACCTTCGTGATTGAAAAGCCATAGTCCGTTCTTCATCACGTTGAACAGATCTTCGGGTGACTCGTAATGCAACCAGCGGTCTAACTGGTCAATCTCCCCAAACCAGGCATAGAAAGTTTGACAGATAAAGTCATCAATACGGTACCATTGCTGGACATTCCTGTAGAAACGCTCAGCTCCCTGCTTGACAAGAATTGGCTCGTTGTCTGCAATCATGTCGTCACCGTAATGGTACCAGGAATGGCCTTCTGGGTCCCAGGGATAGTAATATTAGCTTGAGTCCAAGTACCGCTACTAGAAAGCTTGATCCCGTATCCAGCGCTCAAGATATCGTAATCTGTTACACCCGCCCTGTAATAGCCTGGCTCTGCAGGATCGTACAATATCTCATGCTGCACCTGAGTAAACAATACTTCGTCGCCAACATTGAGATCATACAGGTAGTTGCTGATAGCAGCCTGTACTTCACTCGAAACGTTAGCTGCGTTGAAACCTGGAGTGATGAATAGTTTGACACTCACGTCAACACCAGCAGTTGTAGCCGCAGCTACTGTGACTTGAGCACCAATAGGAGCAATGCCTCCACCCATGCCAGCCGCATTGGGATCCAAGTAATTCTGGACAGCTAATACTGTAGCAGCATCTGGTACAGTACCATCGGCATTCATAATCACAACTTTGACTGTACCATTGCCGTTCCACAACGGTATAACACTGACATACCCTACATCAGTATTAGGAACCTGCTGTGCCCACCGAATGTAATCTGAGACGTTGCCACCACTAGATGGACTTCTAACTGTCAACAGGAATCTAGCTAACAGTTGAGCATCTGTCTCAGAATTGAATCCGCCACTGAAGGCAATAGGATTCGTCACAGCCTGGACAAACTGTGTGTGACTAGTCATAATGTTCGCGGCACCCGCCGCCACATTACCAATTGTCCCAGGTAAGTCACATTGTGCGTCTACACCACTGAACAACGTATACTTGCTCGTGGCATCTGGGACCTGTTGGGCTTCCCAACTCTGGATATTGATTACCGTCTGAGAGTTAGTCAATATTTTCTTGACCTGACCTACTCCTGTTCCAGCTGTGATCCAGATGTAGAAGTTTGCCCACTCATTAGTCACAAAGTTCTTGGTGGTATCTGTCAAACTTGTGCCTGTAGCACTCGTGGCCGTACCTGTGACATTTGCCTTCTGTATCTTCTGAGTTATCTCCAGGCTGGTAAATGTGACAGATGCTGCTCCCACATTCGGTCTAGACGTAGTGCTGAATGTCATCCCCACAGGCAGCACAGTACCTACAGGAGCAGTAGTCTGTATAACTCCATCAGCATAAGTGGCTGGCTTGCGAATGACTCCATGCTCTTCACATCTAAGATCCAGGTACGCGCCGCCCATGTACTGAGCGAAACCCTGCTTCAAGATCCTTGCCAGGCGATCATACAGGATTTCAAACTCTGGTAGTGGAGAGTCTACGATATCACTAACAACGCTGCCAATTCTTAAATCGTAAGGCTTGCCATTTGGAGCATTGCTAAATCTCGAACGTACTCGTTGCTGCAATATAGTAAGAGTCTGACCAGCATATGGATCAATCAAATCTGGCGTAGCACGATACGCTTGAGGCAGTGTAGCTATTACTCCACCACCATTATCAACGATGATATCATAATAACCTATCCCAAGGGCATTAGCCGGGATCAGTGTTCTCAGAATACCAGTACCAACATATGTCGTATTAGCAAATGGAAAGTTGATAGGTGGAGTACTCGGCACTACCAGCCGCACAGTAGAGCTTGGAATGAAATCAATGCCCAGAATCTCAATTGTAACATCCTTGTTTGCAACACCTAGAGCTGGAGTAGAGCTGACAATCTGTAGCGTCACGGCACGCTCCACTTTATCTCAAATTGCTGTGTGCGTCCTGGCACTACTGATATCGTTACAATAATTATCACGCTCCTCAGGTACACAGCAGAATCGACATTTAGCACCGACTTGATCCGATTATCTACCGAAAGTGCTGCTCGAACGTACTTGTTACAGAGATTCCGAACTACACCTGTCGCATAACTCTTGCCCATGAGTAAGTCAAAGTCCGAGCCAAAGAACAACCCGTGGATATACTGTGCCAATCTAGGTGTTATGAGTGCATTAGTTATCCACTGACTAAGTTGGATAGCCTCATCTCCAAGCACAAGGTCCATGGCATCGTTGAACAAAAATGTATTAGTATCATAGCTGTACTGCGGCCCAACTCCCCAGATAACAGGAACGATGGCAACAGTCTGAGTAGTAGGCTGAATCGCAGGTACATTGACGCGAGGTACAAGCTGCGGCATCAGACTGGAGGTCCACCACCAGGATGAGTATGGCTCTTGAAGTTTATACCATCAATTTTCACGGCTGCCCCGCCAAATGAAGTTATCTCGATAGTATCACCCTGGACAAGTACATCACTATCGCTAGCTTCGTTCTGTCCATTGACAGTAACCTGCACGCCCACAAAGTCGTTAGGCGGTACCATGTCGCCATTATACCCATACCTGACGCTTTCGATAGGCTGGATATCTGTCATCCTGATTTTGCAAGCAATCAAGAACCTTGTGCTGTGTTCGGCCTGTACGGGCATTAGAGCAATTCTATCACCTTGAGTTACCCGCATATCATCAGGAATAAGTAGATTTTCCTGGGTCAAATACAGAGCATCGGTATCAGAAAACTGAGCAATACCCTCAAGAGCGACTTTGATATCTGGTAGAGGTTGAAGAACATTGCCAAAGAGTATAATAACTCCGACACCTAGAAGACCATGATGTCTATCCAGCTTACCTGCAATATCCTGAATATCTCTGTACAGACGGACACGACCATCCTGAGTCATAATGCTGGACCACCAATCAAGGCTGTCGTGCTCTCAGCCTTGGTCTTGTAAGCCTCTGGCAGCATATCCAGCGCATTGAGAGTAAGAGTCATCACAGAAGCTTGCGCGGTTACTTTGTGCTGGCCGCTCTTGACATAGAACTTAGAATTCAGTCCAGTAATTGGCTCAGCAACGAACACCATGTCTCCAGGGCCAAGTGTATTGATATTGATTGTTGTGATAGTAGCAGTTTGAAGAACCCTGTGTAGACGAACATACAATTCTCGAGCCTGATATGCTGCTTGAGCTGTATTATCTGGTTCTTGAAGCGCGGCATCGGGGGCACCAGCAAGACTTACAGCTTCAGCCAACATGCCATATTTCTTTATGTCTGGATCGTTGGTAGTATCTTCAGGATATTGCGCCCAATTGCTTGGATCACCATAATCATCTGTAACTACAACATCTGCTACAGAGCTTAGGCTAGAATCAAACTGCTGACGCTTGTAGACTCTAACCACGTTCCTATAATTGGCCGCACTCCACTTACTACTCGCATTGAAGATATTGCCTAACTCAAACTTCCAAGTATACAGCGGATCCTGTTTACGAATCACCATAACTTTATCAAAGTTTACCCGCATGTAGTATCTATCACCCTTGTCTTCAGGGGCAATGGGATTCTCAGTTGCAGGATCCGAACCAGCCGACAAGATTTTTTGCGAATAGGCAATATCTCTAGTAAGAGACAATACCGAGACAAACATATCCCAGAGAGTTCTTTCAATGAGTGGATTAGGTAACAGTTGGACATAGGTTTCATCCACTCTATCCAACGGTATCCCATACATAGGAGCAACTCTTTTGATGAAGTCAGAAGCTGTCTCTGCCTGTAGAGAAATGCTGGCCTTGTTGTTTGCCAGATACCACATAATGTCATAAGCCGTTACAGTTAGAGTACCTCTTGCCTGGTCCGCTAACTCTGTATCGATTATGACACCAAACTTCAAGTTCTCAAGCTCCGTGCCTATACCCAGAGCTGTGATCTTGATAGCCTTGATGATAAGTTGATTCAATGGCTTCAATATAGTAGCCATACCCGTAACCTTGACAAAGGTAGCTGTAATCTTCTCACACGCCTGATCTAGATCATAATCCCACTGCAAGCTAGTACATACAGGAGTAAGATCATAACCTAATCCAGAATGTGGATCACTGATCAGTATCTGATATGACTTCATCGAGATACCACCAGTGTCGGCCCCCCAACCGCCTCTGGCATTACCCGAGTAGTCTCGTCTAAGAGCTAGGTCGCCAAGACTATAAACAGCAGGGGCACTCATGATGGATTCATCGCCGCCCTATTTGTTAGATCTTGCAGTGACATACCTGTACTCTTCTCTATAATATCAACAAGCGAGCCTGGCGTCTTAGGGGGTACATATGGTGGCGGCTCTATCTTCGTCTTTACATAGCACTTTAGGATTGTACCAATGGGCAGCTGCTCACTATCAGCATAATCACCGACAGTATTCTTTCTGCTACCCAGGATATCAGCCGCTGATCCTTTTGTTGGATTTAGAATCCAACCTACAGGTTGATTGGCATTATCAGATCTTAGCTTGTCTAGAGTATTATACTCTCCATTACCCTGTCGCTTGATATCTTCATAGACTTCCTGTAAAGACATAAAGCGCTGCGTCGTATACGTGCTCTGGACTATCTGCTTATCTAACCCGCTACCCACACGCGCTAATCCCTCAGAAGGAGTCAGAGGGGGAGTACTTGCAGTATCAGTAGGCGCGGTATTTACTGGGACTTCATTGCCATTAGATTGATCACTACCATTGGGATTATCCTGAGTAGGTGGTGGTTTCTGACCTGTGTCCGTATTCGGGCCTTGATTAGCAGGATTATCCCTAGGATCTTCAACTCCAGCAAAAGGCACTGGGAGCGTTTGGATACTGGTTTCACGATAGCGCTTGAACTCTATATCGTAATAAATATCTCCAGGCTCACCAGCTTTAGAAGTCCATTTGAGAGTCTTGATAAGTACATAATCATTCCAAGGCGTGCCGCCAATGGTTAGAAAACAAACAAGACGTTCTCGCTTGGTCTCAATCAGCTTCTGCATAGCATAATTGGGATCTAGCATCAAACCACTTGGAATACTTACATAACCATCGTCGTAATTTATGGGGAAAAAGCTACTCCAACCTATACTCTCTAAACGTTGCGCCCCAGGAATAATAAGCTCACCAATCCCAATGGCATCTACTTCATAATCATTATCTGCATCAAAACTGGCGGTAAGCTCTTCAGGGTTGACTGGAAAATAAAAGTCTCCTACATCCTGGACACCCTGTAATACAATTTGGATAGTATTATCTTGTGCTCCGATGAGATCACCAATAATACCATCTTCCTCGCACCACTGTAGAGGAACACCACCAACATCTGATACACCTGTCGGGCTAACGGGGCCAGGAGTACCGCCTGGAGGAGCATCACCAGCAACAGATGCCGTTGGATCTGGATTCTGGCCTGTAATGCTCTGATCAGTTGGACCTATCTCTTCATAGGTATCCCAAAACTCATCGCCCTGCGACCAATGCAGGGCTTTCATCTGCAAACCAGTTACGTCAGGCCAACTATCGCTTGTAGCTTGTGGATCGAAATACTGGTCTACGCTTCTAAGAGTAGCACCAGTATAAGCATTCGGACCTAGACTTGGATCAATACCTGGAGTCCACGGATCATCCGCAGTCCCACCACCCGGACCAGGATAGTCTCGTGCTTGCCGTCTTCGTATCCGTTCGTAGTTTTGCCAGGTCATTGCTTGAAGATCTTATTCTGCCCAATGACACCGCCGCCACTCGTATTCATGACTTGCTCGAGTGCATCAGCGATCATACCCGCTAACTGATCTGCATCGTCCTGAGTAGCACTACCACTTAGATTGACAGTTCCAATAAGTGTCCCAATATTGATACCTCCTCCACCTGGACCCATACCCGTTCCTGGACCAGCCCCACTACCCTGGAGTTCTTGGACCTGTTTTACTAATCCTTCCAGCGTGGCTTGATAATGCTGTTGAGTATCGGTGTAGTATCCGCCAGCTTTTAGACCAGTCGTAAACTGTGCAAGACTCTGGGTATTGAGAGCTTCAGGATAGTTCTTCTGCAGCAAACCTGTGTAGGCATCAAACGCTTCACCTGGAGTATTGTACGCCGCGAATGGAGCAGTGGTCTGAACCTTCTGTCCATTTACCAGCTCCCAAGTTTTCAGATTGACCTGACCAGCCGTACCTGTACCCTTCATGCCGAAGAGCTCGTTACCTGGAGCCGCACCCCAATTACTCTCACTCGCCGCCATTGCCACGAGCCAATTAGGATCAACCCCAAGAGTCTTGGCCGCTTGTTGAGCATACGGCATTATTGATTTGACGAACGCCGCATGAGTGCTTGGATCTACCGCTCCACCAGTACCCGCCGCCTTAGCTACAGTATTAGCACTCGTAATCGCAGGGAGATTAGTGGCTTGAGTCCCATAAATTGCTCCCATAGCAGGGCCAAAGGCCATCATCTCCTGGGGAGTCATCCACTCCTTACCGCCCTTGAGATTAGAGCCAGATGAACCTACATAGAACTGATTCGTATCTGGGTTCCAACCGCCAATCTGGAAGAAATGACCAGGCCATCCCGTCTGCTTGTTAGGTCCAATATTGACAATATCAGGGATTCCCTTCTTGGCATTCTCAGCCATGCGTCCCCAATCAATATTGGCACCCTGGTAGACCTCACCTGCTGGCGCTCCCATCTGTTCAATGGCCTTGCCCATTTGAACAATGTTAGAACCTTCAGTCGTAGAAATATCAGCCCCTTGCAGTTGACTCTGCAGATCGTAAGCTTCTTTCAACGAAGGATTACGACCATATGCCTTGGCAAAGAAAGCTGTTGCCGCAGGACCACAAGCTGCATCTGCTTGAGCTTTGGTCAAAGGAGAAGTAGTATCATACTGGTTAGTCATAGCCGCGCCTAATCCTGCCTTAGACGTAGCTACAGCTACAGGAGACTTTGACCCTCCGCCTGGAACT